AACCTGGACTGAAGTAATACGCCCAGCATTATCTGATAGACAAGGACACGCATTGTTTATTGGCACACCCAAAGGTATGGGTAACTGGGCAAAGGATTTATGGGATCAAGGACAAAACCCAGACTTTGATGATTGGAGTAGTTATCAGTATACAACACTGGATGGTGGCAATGTTGAAGAAAGTGAAATAACGGCAGCCCAGCATGACTTAGATGAACGCACCTTCCGTCAAGAATATATGGCTACATTTGAAACCTATGCTGGTGCTGTATATTATGCGTTTGATAGAAGTCAATTATACGACAATCGACACTTTGATCCACCACTTGATGATAGAGAAATGCTGCACATTGGCATGGACTTTAACACAAATCCAATGGCAGCAGTGATCAGTGTTAAACGTGGAGATAGGCTTTATGTTATAGATGCTGTAGAGATATACGGCAGTAACACACAGGAGATGTGTGATGAAATCAAATCGAGATACGGGAAAAGAAGGATCTTTGTCTATCCAGATGCTAGTGGCGGTAACAACAATACAAAAGGTTCCAGTGACCATAATATTTTACGACAGAACGGATTTGACGTTCGTTCGCCGAATCGTAATCCTCCCGTAAAAGATAGACTAGCCGCAGTTAACAGCGCATTTAAGAGCTCAAATGGGCAAGTTCGTTTGATGCTAAATAATACATGTAAACGATTAATCGAATGTGTTGAAAAACAAACCTATAAGGGTGATACTCGAGTGCCCGATAAAAATAGTGGGTTTGATCACCTTGTCGATGCTCTGGGATATTTGGTTGTGTATCACTTCCCAATTAGGCGTCCAGTTCGAGAAGATTCAACAACAGTGTTCGGACACTTTTAGGAATAGAAAATGCTTACTGATAAAGAGATTAAACAGGTCCATCCAGAATATAGTGAATATGTCCAGGATTGGGACTATTATTATAGAAGTTATATTGGTGGTAATGAATACCGTGAAGGAGCATACCTTCGCAAATACTTAAACGAAGATGCAGCCCCTGGTGATCAATACGGTCAGCGTTTGTTAAACACAGCGTTACAAAATCACGTTAAATCAATTGTTCACATTTATCGTTCTTACTTGTTTAGAACAAGTCCAACACGCACATTGAGCAACACAGTCTCATTGCCAGATGTTACTCAGTTTATGAGTGATGTTGACCTTAAAGGCACTGACTTAAATGCATTCATGAAAAAGATTCAAGACAGTTTAATGGTTTACGGTAGCATGTGGTTGATTGTTGATCGTCCAGCGTATAGAACACTTACACGTGCAGAAGAATTACAAATGGGCATTCGTGCATACGTAAATGCCTATGTGCCAGGCAATGTATTAGATTGGGAATATACACCAACAATTACTGGCAGAAATGAATTAACATATCTTAAAATTATTGAACACAGTGGTGATGAATATGATCAACTAGTTGTTTGGTATCCAGAAAAAGTAGAACGCTACTGGGTAGAGAAAAAAGGATTCAAACAAAAGATCGTAAGCAAAGGTTCAATCGGTGCATATGAGTATGCATACAATGATGAGATTGAATATGGTAAAGTTCTTAAAGCAGAAGAATATTTAAATCCACTGGGATACATTCCAGCATTCCGTGTAAGCACAGATGATGGACACAGTCAAATTGCAGACATTGCTGATACACAACGTCAAATCTATAATAGATTAAGCGAACTAGAACAAAGTATCCGCATTAGTGGCCATCCAACACTTGTTAAAACCGCTGATACGCAGGCAGCGGCTGGAGCAGGTGCGGTTATAACCGTTCCAGAAGATCTTCCGGCAGACAAGAATCCATACTTGCTCCAGCCAAATGGCTCAACTATCCAGAGTATTTTGGATAGTATTCAGATGGATGTAGATGCTATTGACAAAATGGCACACGTAGCAGGTATGCGTGGCACTGTAGGCAGCCCAATGTCAGGAGTTGCGCTGCAAACTGAAATGCAAATGCTTAACAGCAGATTATCAGACTTTGCAGAAATACTACAAGAAGCAGAATACAAAATATGGGATCTTTTCTTCAATTGGCAAAACATCCAACCAGATGCTGATTTCCAGATTGAATATGAGAAAAGTTTCGATATTAGAGACAAGCACAGTGATTTAGAATTACTCCGTAAAGCAAACGAGTTTGTTACTGTGCCGGCTCTCAGTCAAGAAATTCAAGTGCAGGTGGCTAAACTACTAATTGATGATGAGATAACACTCAATCAGATATTGGATAGTATTAGAACCCCTGTTTTGAACGGTGAAGTGCATCCAACACAGACACCAGAAACTGTGCTAGAGCACATCGAAGAAATGGTTACAGAAGGTTATAGTGATGATCAGATCAAGGGTATGCATCCTGAGATTGCTGATACTGTTATAGCTAGAATACGTAATCAATAAATAGTAACACTACTCAATAGGAGGTAACGGGACAATGACCGAAACAACATTGGACACAGCCAGCGAGACTACTGGAGTTAATGCTAACAGTGCTGAAGAAACAATCATCCAGGACCAGGCTCAGAGCGAACGTATGTTTACACAAGAAGAAGTAAACGCTATGATCGCAAAACGAGCAGAAAAGATGGCTAAACAGAAGTTTGGTGACATCGATGTTTCGGAGTATCAAGAACTAAAAGCAGCGAAAGAAAAAGCTCAGAGAGATGAGTTAATTCGCAAGCAGAAGTTTGAAGATGTTCTTAAACAACAAAAGGAACAATACGATAGCGAAATCAACAATCTACGCTCACAGTTAACAAGTGTAAGAGTAGATGGTGCTGTTTTAGATGCCGCAACAAAATATGGTGCAGTTTCACCAAGTGATGTAGCAGCGTTAATGAAAAGCAGTATTCAATTGGACAGCAATGGCAATCCAATTGTGTTAGATGGTAGCGGAGATGTTCGTTATGATGCAGCAAGTGCTGAACCATTGAGCATTGAAGCAGCGGTAAAAGAGTTTTTAGATCAAAAACCTTATTTCCGTGCCAGTAATCCAGCAGGGGCAGGAACACAAAGTAATCCACGTCCTACAAAAACAGAGCAGTTATCTTTAAGTGATTTAGACATGAAAAATCCAGAACACCGTAAGATATATGCAGAATTGATGGATCCAAAACGCACTCGTAAGTTCTATTCATCTTAATATAGCAAAAGGAATTAAAAGATGGCAAACGAAATTGATACCGGTGTAGGTAGCGGCGTATTATACGAGAATATCTCACAAGCAGCTCAATACACATTCCAAGAAAATGCTATGCTACGTAACCTGGTTACCATGTATGATATGACAGGCACACCAGGCCTAACAGCAAGCATCCCAGTATGGCCAGCGGCAACAGCCGTATCGGCTCTAACAGCAGGTGCAGACCTATCAAACGATAGCGCACTAGCAGCAGTTACAGCAGTTGACATTACAGCAGCTGAATACGGCAACATGTCAACAATCCAAGACATCGTTGTTGAAGCAAGCCCAAGCGATGTGGGTGCAGACGTTGGACGTCAATTAGGTGGTGCTCTTGCAGCAGCTATGGACGAAACAATTGTTGACCTATTCAACAGCTTCACAAACGGTGTTGGCGCAGCTGGCACAGAAGTTACTCCAGAGTCAATCATGGCAGCAGCCGCAACACTACGTGCAAACAGTGTTCCAATGCAAGGCCTAGTATGTGTGCTACACCCATACGCAGCATTCAATGTTAAGAAAACACTTCTTAACGCAGGTGGCAACTACGGTGCTTCACCAGATCTAGCAAATGCAGCAGGTCGTGAATACTTTGTTGGCCGCATCGGCGGAGTTGACATTTATGAATCAGCAGCAGTTGACATCGACGTAAGCGATGACATGGTTGGTGCAGTATTCCACCCAGCAGCGATTGGTATGGCTCTTAAGCGTGACCTACGCATTGCTCTACAGCGTGACGAATCACTTCGTGGTTTTGAAGTTGTTGCATCAGCAGCATGGGGTGCAGGAATCATCGACAACGTTAAAGGTTGTAAAATCACAGGTGACGCAGCTCTTTAATAACTGATATAAAAGGATAAACTTATGGCATTCGCAACAACCTCAGACTTAATAGAATACGTTCCAGATATTACGGAACATGGTATTGGTGATTTTGACGAACAATTAAACAAGGCACAAACTGATATCGAAAAGATGATTAAAGTGCGTTGGTTTGATCAAGAGTATGCCAGTAACACCATCTATCGTCTGCATAGAGTTGGTGCGGCATGGGACGCAACTAAGTTAGATGAAACACAGTGGACCAAGTGTTGTGTTTACAGAGCACTTGCAAACTACATCTTTCCAATGTTGAGTAACTTCCGTCCAGAGGGTGATGCTTTCCGTGAGCAAATTGACTTTTATCGTGAAAAGTTTAATGAAGAATTAGACTTAGAATTCGGGTTTGGTATCAAATACGATAGCAACGAGGACGGCACATATGCTGAAGGCGAAACACACGAATTTGTGCAGGATAGGTTGATTAGATGAGCAAACGTGAAGACATTGCTAATGATATTGTAAAAGCATTAAAGGCTATCTCTAGTCCCAGACTTGGTTTGGTGACTAGAGAGCCGATCATTATCGACGAGATTAGCCGCCAGGCTATTCCAGCGGTATATGTAGAAAGTGCTGATGAGGAGCGTGAACAGTTAACCGCTGGAACCGCACGCCTTGCCAGAATATCATACAATTTGGACATACTAGTTAAATCAGATATGCGTGATACAGACAGAAATGCTCTTGTAGAAGCCATTGAAGAAAAACTAGAAGAAGACGTAAGACGAAACAGCAAAGCCCTAGATGGTGAAGTTGTTATTGTTGAAGTCATCGATCCAGGAGAAGCAGTTCCATATGCAACAATGCGTATAGTATATCTTGTAACATATCGCTACGAAAGAGGAGCAACCTAATGAAACATTCTTTAACAAAGATGATCAATCCCCAAGGTGAAACTGTAGACATTCCAGAAACCAAAGTTGAGAAGTTTCTTAACCGTGGTTGGGAAATGGCTAAAGGAAAACCTACTAAAACTACTGAGCCAGAGATGGTTCAAGAAGAAGATTCTCACGAAGAGATCGAGCATGATGAGGAAGAAGTATAATGGCAACATTACTCGGAAAAGACGGATTTGTCGATGTAGGCGGAACCGCAGTTGGTGAACTTCGTGGGTTTTCAGTAGAGCATACTGCTGAAACAATCGACGACACTGTTATGGGTGAAACAAGCCGTGGGTTCAAAGTAACTTACAAAGGTTTTACTGCAACTGTTGACGTTCTATACGATCCAGCGGATTCAGGTCAAGATGCATTTGCAGTTGGAACAACTGTAACTCTTAACCTATATCCAGAAGATCAAAGCGTATATGGAACACCTGATGCCGGTGATGAAAAAATCACTGGTAGTGCAATTGTAACTGGTAAAACAATTACAAGTTCATATGACGGTTTGGTTGAGGCGAGCATCTCGCTGCAAGGATCAGGCGATCTTACATTTACAACTGTAACATAAAACAACAGGATTG